ATAATTATGAAGGTGGCGAGTTTGTTATGTGGGATACGATAATAGATATTCCTCCAGGTGCCGTTTTAATTTTTCCTAGTAACTTTATGTATCCTCACAAAGTAGAACCAGTAACAAAGGGAACTAGATATAGTTATGTTTCGTGGGTATACTAATTTACTTTATATAATTTAAATTTAGAACAATTCTATTTTTTGTATCTGTACTTGTGCTTCCGCTATGTTTTTTTGTAGTTGGAAATTCTAAGAATCTATTTGATTTAGATAATACTTTTTCTTTTGATTCTTCAAATATTGTATACCCATTATTATCATTTAAATAAAAAATACCAGTAGACATTATTTCATCTCTAGTACCTTCATAATCTGAATGATATCCGTGCTCGTGTATAGTTTCGCCGCTATATAAATTTAAATTTAATTTTATTTTAATAATTGCTAAAGGTTTTATTTTAAATAATAAAGGTTCAAACACTTCAAAATATTTTGATGTAATTCTTTGATCTACAAAAAGTGTATGCGTAAGTTGATAATCTCGTAAATTTTCTTTATGGGTTCCTAGAACTCCGTTATTATAAAACCAAGGAATATCATCAAACATTACTTCACGTTGTATATTTTTAAAAATATTTTTGTCTAAAAAATCGTCATATACTTGTATCATTTTTTAACCTTTTATAAAAAAATAATTGTACTAATCTAGAATTTTGTAAATTATTTCCAAAATTAACTCCATGACTATGCCATAAATGGCTATCAAATAATACTAGTCTATTAAATTTGTAAGGTATTCTACAATATCGTTCCCATTTTGATCTATCAAGACAATCGCCATAAATCATTTCGTTTACAAAATTTTCATAACCTGGAAATCCTAGTTGTTTAACTTCTTCTAAATTTTTTGGACCTTTATCGATTCCTAATATTTTATGTGTATAAAAACTAGTACCGGCATTGTTTGTACATTGATTTGCCGGATTTAAAAACAATACACCTCCATAGTCAAAGTCTGGATCTATATGTATATCTTGTGCAGCATCGGCATCTTCGTGAGAAATACGAAAATATCCAGCTTGCATGTCTTTTGGATTTTCTAATTTTGTATTTAAGATACCTTCGATATTTTTATGCATTTCATTATTATATAAAAATCCTAAAGAATTTAAACCAGGATATGTAGCACCTTCTATTTTTTTATATTCTAATTCTAATGCACGTTGTCTTATCTCCCAAGGGTTATCGTAAAAGTCGTCAACTATAATATAATTAGTTTTCATAAAGATTCTCACTATGTATTAAGGTGTTAATTTCAGGCAGATATAAATATTCTATTTTACTATTTCTTATAGATTCTAATGCATCTTGTACTGTATGTACAATAGGGTCGCCTGCTAGATTAAATGATGTATTGAAAAGTAAAGGAATATTTGTAATTTTATAAAACTCGTTAATTAAATTATAATAATTTTTATTTTGTTCTATATTTACAGTTTGTACTCTGCAAGTACCATCAACATGTATCACACTGGGAATTATTTTTTCTACATCTTTATTACATTCAAGGGCAAACATCATATAAGGAGAAGAATTTTGACCTTTAAAGTCAAACCAGTTTTTTGCATGTTCTTCAAGTATACTACATGCAAAAGGTCTAAAGCTTTCTCTTCCTTTTACTTGATTAACTATGTCTTTACCATCTATTATACTAGGATTAAATAATAAACTTCTATTTCCTAATGCTCTAGGACCAGCTTCTCCCTTTCCGTGGAAATACGATACAATTGCGCCCTTGGCAATAAGTTCAGCAATGTCTTGATTAGTAACTTTTTTTTCAGATTCAAACTCAAGTAAATTATAATTGTATTCGGGATCTGTCCCACAATTGTAAATATTGAAAGATGTCTTTATGTTATTTTCTAATAGATACAGATTACAAATTCCTATACTATTACCTTCATCGCCGCAAACAGGTTCAACAAAAATATTAATATCAGAATCTAGTTTAGATAATAGTTTACCATTTCCTACTACATTTAATGCAGTTCCTCCAGACATTACTAAATTCTTTTTTCCCGTTTTCTTTAGATATTTTAATATTAAATTATGTTGTTTCTCTTCAAAAGATTTTTGTACTTTATAAGCAAAGTTTTTTTTCTTTTGTTCTGTTTCTAAATACGGATATTTTTCATAATTAAATTCATTATTATATATATTAGATTGATCTAGTGTAAATATGTCCATGTTAATTTTATAATCATCAAAGAGTACATCTGGTAATTTGCTGTCGTTAGTTCCGTAACTTTGAAGTCCCATCAATTTCCCGCCGTCATCAGTAAATCCGCAACACTGCCCTGTTATAGTATATAATAATCCTAAATCAAAGTAATTAGTAATGTTAAATTTTGTATCTTTATACAGGCCATTTTCTGGGAACGAATAAGCCTTTTCATATTCGTGATCTACAATAGGAAATATATCTGTTTCAACTTCTAAATTTCTTGCTGTATGATAGTGAGAAAACAAATTTTTATACACACAAGAAAAGCCTTTATCTTTTGAATACTCAAATATACTAGTAGTTTCTACACTTTCATAACCGTTTGATAACATATACGATGACCCTTTTCCGTCTTGTACAAACACAAGAGCATCATCGAAGCCGCTATCGTTTAAGGCTTTTGCAGCATGAACTAAATGATGTGATTTATAATAACCGTACCATTCTTTTATATTAAAACCGCTTTTATTAAGAAAGTTTAACAAATAAAAACCGTTATTAATATTATAATTATAACCTGTTACAAGTAATAAATCTATTTTTGTTTCTATTTTTTTTATTTCTTCTAGACAAAGATAAGGAATACCGCTATCGTTTTTTTGTCTAGACAGTCTTTCTTCTTGATTGAAATAGATTACTTCATTATCTACTATAAGACAAGCAGAACAATGTGAATTAAAGTTAACTCCTAATATGTTCATCTAGTTTCTAGCCACTTTAAAAACTGTGTATGATTAACTGCTGTAGTTTTATCTTTTTCGTCTATAAGATTTTTATATTCTTCGATGCTAGGATTTATATTTTGATAATTATCCATATTAATAGAATCTATATATTCTAAACCGTGTCCTACCTGTGTATAACTTGTTAATCCAAAGTGTCCTGGAATTTTTATATTACCGATATCCATAAATCTTAAATCCCCTGCTTTAAGTTTGTCAAAAATATGTTTCCATTTTTCTGGTACAGGATGTTTTTCTTTAAATTCCTTCCAAAACAACGTATCTGATCGTTTTGTAAAATAATGTAAGTATACAAATAACGATTTATATTCAATACTATTTCCAATCATTTCGTTATATAAATCTCTAGGAGTGTCTTTATCAAGGTCATTTAAGAAATGTTTTAACTCTTCTAATTGGTTTAGAGTTTGCCATATAGAAGTTGACTCTAAAGGTTCTAAGAAACTACCAGCAAGACCTAGTGCAATACAATTTTTAACCCATAAATTTTTAAATCTTCCCGGATCAAATGGAATAGTTCTTCTAACATCTAATTTCTGATTATAAAACTCTTCTGCTTCGAGTAATGCTTCTTCATCTGAAATATAATCTGAATCGTATATATAACCTGATCCTATTCTATGCGGTAATGGTATTTTCCAACTCCACCCGTATTTTAATGCAATAGCACTAGTAAACGGTTCTACATCGTCTTGCTGCGGCAACCAAAAATGTATACCTTTTTTCATAGGCATATAATCTCTAAAACTAATCCAGTCTTCTTTGTAAAATTTTCCTATTATTTCTCTTCTAAATCCTGTACAGTCGAAAACAAAATCACAATTTAAATCTTTGCCAGATTCTAATTTTATTATAGATACAAAATTTCTATCATCTGATTCAACACCTATAATTTTATCTTCAACAACATTAATACCTCTTTCAATTCCTATTTTGTTTAAATAAGAAGCCATTTCGGCAGCATCAAAATGTAACGCCCAGTCTGTATTATAAATATCTACTTTATTTTGATATGCTATTTTTGTTTGGTATATATATTCGTCAAAAGGTAAGTTCTTTGATATTAAAAGTTTATGATAATAATCTAAACATTTTGAGTCAAAAATATTATCTATTTTAAAATCAACTAGTTTATCATCAAACGCATGCATGTAGCGGTTTCCGTCGCCGTTCCAATTTTCAAAATTTATTCCGTTTTTTATTCCGCCTTTTATATGAGGTATTATATCTAGTGGGTGTATACCTAATGAATCTAAAAAATCTAAAATTTTTGGTGTTGTTGCTTCGCCTACACCTATTATTCCTATTTCTTTATTTTGTATTACAGTTACATTAGACTGTGGAAATATTTTTTTCATATACAATGCTGCAAACCAGCCTGCAGTGCCGCCGCCTGCAATCACTAAATTTTTCATTTTTTATCCTCTAATAATGCTACGTTAAATGCAATGGAAATTCTATCTACATCTGTGTTGTTCGGTTCAACAAAATGCTCTACCCATGACGGAAATAATATCATTGTACCAGGTTCTGCGGGAATAGTATATACACTTGATGTTGTAGGATGAAATTGGTCTATTAACTCTTTTTCTATATGATATTGTTGCTGCACACAAGGTGTAGTAAATACTATATTTCCATCTTCTGCTGATTTTTTTATATAATACGTTCCAGAAAATATACTACCAGGATGTAAATGTGGGCGATTAAAAGATCCGTTAGAATTAATATTGAGCCATATATTGTTTATTTTTGGAATTAAGTGTTTTTTAAATCCTAAGTTATTTTTTAATTCATTACATGCGTCTTCTATTATAGAACATAGCTTTTCAACTTCAGAATTTTGTTCTTCTAAAGTGTCGCTTTGCCAGCCCTTCCAGTTACTTTTTTCTACACCGTTATCGTTTTCTCTTTGCAAGTATGCATACTCTTCTAAAGAATCATTATCAATATTAAGATTTTTTAAAGTAGTTAGATATGTTGAAAAAAGATATTCAAAATTTAATTCCATATGAACTCCTTGCAAAGTATTTACCATAAATAAAGTACCCAGTTAATTTTTTAGATACATACTTATATAAAAGGATAATTTATGGAAATTACAGTAGTCGGCGGCGGTACAGCAGGATGGATATCGGCTTTATTTTTAGCACATAATTCAAATGCAAAAATTAAAATAGTTGCATCGAGTAAAATTGGAATACTCGGAGCCGGCGAAGGAGTAACTGGAGAACTAATGGATTTTATATTAGGAACTTACGGTGACTTTGGTATCGATCCGTTAGATTTTGTAAAAAAGACAGCTGCAATGCCTAAGTATGGAATATTGCATAAAGATTGGGTAAAGGATTATAATTACTTTGCGCCGATAGACGGAACTCCAACTGCTTTAAATTTACCTGATAGTGTAACTTCATTCTTAGCAGTAAACGATAAACAAAATTTACATAGAGGTACATATTTTGGGTGTCTAATGGAAGCTAGAACAGCGCCTATACTTAAAAGAACAGGAACTTATGAAGAACAGACACATGCATGGCATTTTGATGCAAGACTAGTAGCCGATTACTTACAAAAAGTTTGCACACGTTATGAAAATGTTGAATTAATTGATGCAATAATAAATGAAGTAACACAAGACGAAAAGGGAAGAATAGACAAGCTGATATTAGATAATGAAACAATTATAGACTCTGATTTCTATATAGATTGTTCAGGATTTAGACGAATACTAGCTAATAAATTAGGAACAAAATGGATTTGTTATAAAGAAAATTTACCTGTTGATAGAGCTATACCCTTCTTCTTACAGTACAACGACACTACAAAACCAGATCCTTATACAGAAGCTCAGGCGCTATCAGCCGGCTGGATGTGGCAAGCTTCTATACAAACAAGGAAAGGCTGCGGCTATACATATTGTAGTGATTTTATAAGTGACGACGAAGCATTAAATGAAATTGAGAAAACTCTTGGTAGAAAAATTGAACCATTAAGAGATCCATTTACTTTTGATACTGGAAGACTAGAAAATACATGGGTTAAGAATTGTTTAACCATTGGGCTTAGTAGCACTTTTGCAGAACCTTTAGAAGCTACTTCAATTCATGGCGCAATTGTACAACTTAAATACTTTGCATTTGAATACTTAAAAGATGATTTAGAAACAACTTTAAATCCTGCATGTATTAAAGCATACAATAAAAGAGTAAACAAAATGTTTGACGATTTTAAAGATTTTCTTGTAGCACATTATATGGGCGGACGTACAGATAGTGAATTTTGGAAATACATTACAAGCGGCGCAATTGAAACAGAATTTTCAAAAATGATTCGAGAAATGTGTAAAACTAAAATGCCAACACTTTATGATTTTCCGTCGTATCCCGGAGCAGCAGGATGGCAATTGTGGAGCTATATATTAATACAAACTGGTCAACTTTCACCTGAAGTTTGTTCGAAATATCTAAACGATTTTAGTATAAATCAAGCACAGCAAGAACTTAAAGAATTACATGATAGAGTAGAAAGAATATATCGTGCTAATTATAGATTTGATCAGTTTACAGAAACTATTAAACAAGAAAATATATTATGGGAATATACAGGACAACTAGATTAAATATACGATAAATAATAATATCGAATGGAGAATATAGATGGCATCACCTATTGTTGATCGTATAAGGATAATTCCTAGAGCAAAAGAATTTTTAGATAGAGCTACAGGTTCTAGCGGTGAGGTATTTTTTAGTAAAGAAACAAATACTTTAAGAGTGTATAGTGGCAGAACTATAAACCGAGGCGGATTTGAAGTACTTACTGACGAATCGTTACCTAGAAATATTGCTGCAAAAGAGATAGCAACTGTAAAATATAATGTAACTATTACAGGCCCACAAGGTGGTGATTCCGGAAACAAGTATGTGCTAAACGGAGAGTATAAGCCCGCAATATCAATGGTAGTAGGTTACACTTATGTTTTTGATCAAACAGATCAAACAAATGTATATTTTCCAAATGTTGAAGGTGGTGAAAATAATCAACACCCGTTAAATTTTAGTTCAGACAACGCTAGTGGCGAACTCGGCGGCGGCACATCGTATTTAGAAAATGTAATATATATTCTAAACGGTGAAGAAGTAACACAAGCAGAATACTGGAGAGATTTTCAAAGATCTAAAACAAGACAAGTACAAATTACAGTAACAACGTCAACTCCTGAAACACTTTATTATTGGTGTCAAAATCATACACTTATGGGAAATACTATAACTGTGAGTATGCCAGGAACAGGCAGCGGCGCCGATGATAGCGGAGCAAATATTACAGTTAGTCCATCGCAACCATCTGAAGCTACAAATGGTACTTTATGGTTTGATAGTGATGATGAACTATTATATGTTTATGTAGAGTCAAGCGGATCGTTTGTAAGACCAAAACCAACTGAATTTTTTGATTTAGGAGTAACAGATGGCGATACTGGACAATTTTTACAAACTAACGGTAGCGGAGTAGTAACCTTTGTAGATCCTCCTAGCATACAATCCGGGACAGATTTAATACTCGGAGATCTCATTGCAAATACAATAGAAACAAGCTCATTAAAAAATACAGGAATAGGAAATGCTGAATTAGAAACAGCAGCAAGATTAACAATAAGTACAGGCGACGGTGTATCTATTACAGGCGGCCCTTTAAGATTGCCTAGTTTTAGTGATACAGATAGAGATGGTTTAATTTCAGCAAATGGAGATATGATATATAATACAACTTCTAATAAAATAGAAGCATATCAAAACGGAAACTGGATTGAATTAGATACAGGAAGCATAACATGAGCACCGAAAAAGAATATGTAGTAGTTGTAAAAAGAAATAATAATTTAGAAGAATTAGATACAGAATTATCCAGCTCAACCGGAAACGAATTTATACCTGAAAGATCAGTAGATGTTGCAAATTCTAGGCCGGGCTCCAAGAGAATGACTAACTGGCTATTAAGTGACGAAGAAGCTGAAAGATTAAAAAATGATCCAAGAGTAGAAGCAGTAGAAATACCGATAGATCAACAAGACGGTATAGATAAAATGCTTCATCTTACACAAGGATTTAACTTTGATAAAACTTCAGCAGTAGACAATACAAAGGCAAACTGGGGTCTTAGAAGATGTATTGATGATATAAATTCGTATTCTTCTGGAACTACTGCACCAGATGGATTTTATCCTTATGGGCTTGATGGAACTGATGTCGATGTAGTAATACAAGATACAGGTACTAGTGCCGATCACCCAGAATGGCAAAACATGCAAGGAGCCAGTAGATTTATAGAACTTGATTGGTATAGCGAAAGTGGATTACCTGGCACAATGCCTGCAGGACATTATACTGATTATCATGGACACGGAACACATTGCGCAGGAATTACCGCAGGCAAAACATATGGCTGGGCTAAAAATGCAAATATATATGCAGTAAAAGTTTCAGGATTAGAAGGTCCTTCGGATCCAAATGGAGGCATAAGCACAACCGACTGCTTTGATGTGATTCGATTATGGCACCTAGCAAAAACTAACGGACGTCCTACAGTAGTAAATATGAGTTGGGGATATGGTAGAACAATTACTACTACTGATCCAACTGGAGGAACATATCGAGGAACACCGTGGTCTTATACCGGTGAAACACAAAATCAGTTATGGCAAACGTATGGCATAGTCCCTCAACTAACCGGCGCAAGCGGCACATCTAGAAGAATTCCCATAAGATTAGCGCAAATTGATGCAGAGATTGAAGATATGATTGATGCAGGAATACATGTATGCATTGCATCAGGAAATCAATATTATAAAATAGATGTGCCTACAGGCCTTGATTACAACAACGAAGTAACTTTTAGTGGACTTACTACTCAGTATCATCAAGGATCTAGTCCATATAGCGAAGAAGCATTTATTGTAGGCAATGTAGATAGTACTACACAACAAGATGGTGTAGTATTTAGAGATAAAACAGCAGGTAGTAGTAATAAAGGACCTGGCACAAATTTCTGGGCACCAGGAACTGATATAATAAGTGCTTGTAGTGACACTAATGTATTTGGTTCAAGTGCAGGAGATTATTTTACTCCAGGGTATAAAATTGCAAACATCGGCGGTACAAGTATGGCATCTCCTCAAGTTGCTGGGTTAATTGCACTTCATTTACAAGTAGACCCTAATGCAACTCCGTTACAAATAAAAAATAAATTAATAGCTGAAAGTAAAGATGTATTATATTCTACAGGATTAGATTCAGATTATACAGCATACGAAACATCATTAATGGGCAGTCCTAATAGAATGATGTTTTCGAAATACGGAAAACAACCCTTATCGTTATCTGGTACTGTATCGCTTTCTACTACTATTCCGTTATATTATCTATCTCAAAATGTTACCAGCATCAACGAAGGCGGCACAGTAAGATACACCCTTACAACAGTAAATATAGACGAAGGAACAGACATTCCGTTTACACTTTCGGGAATTACAACTTCAGATATTAGTAATCTATATCAATGGCAAGAAAGATATGTTAGTAATACATACGAAGTAATTAGAACATTAACCGGTAGTAGTGCTCCTGGTCAACGATATAGATATCGATTACGTTGGAATACAACAATTGTAGGCGATTATAATTCAGATTCTGCCTTTTCTGAAAACGGATTACTTACTTCAACAGACGGAAATACATATAGATTAGGAGTGGAAGAGTCTGCTTCAGGACCTGATACAATATTTTCTATTATAAAGGTTAATGACACTACAGTAGATTTAAACGAAAATTTTTATGTAGGTTATAATAATAAATCAATTATTGAATTAGTAATTGCAGAAGATGCTGTTACAGAAGGTGCTGAAGAATTAACATTAAGTATAAATGGTACTAGTATTACATCAAATCCAATAACTATTAATGATACATCTTTAGATCCTACATATTCACTTGTAGCTTCTCCAACATCTGTTAATGAAGGAGGAACATTTAATGTTGATCTAACAACTACAAATATTCCAAACGGAACATCAATTCAATATACAATTACAGGTACAGGAATAACTGCTAATGATTTTACTTCTGGTAGTATATCAGGAAGCTTTATAGTTGTAGATAATACTTCTAATATTAGCTTTACATTAGCAGAGGACTTATCTACAGAGGGTACTGAAACAATTACACTAGCACTTAACAATGGCGGCGATAGCGTTAATATTACTATTATAGACACTAGTACAACTCCGATTGTTCCGACATATACAAGTCTTGCAGCAGATGTAGAAACAGCAAATGAAGGTGATACAATTACGTTTACTCTTAATACAAGTCAGATTGCTGATAGTACAACAGTTGGATACACAATTACAGGTGTATCGGTAGATGATATCAACTTAGTAAGTTTAACTGGTGTATTTACAATTGCAGGTAATACATCAACGTTAAGCTTAAATCTTGTAGAAGACTTAGACACAGAAGGTACTGAAACTCTTACAATAACATTAGACGCAACTGATAGTAACGGAAATGGAACAACTTCGTTATCAGACAATGTACTTATTGCAGATACAAGTACAGCACCGCCAACTTATAGTCTATCAAGTAGTGTTCCAGATGTAAACGAAGGCGATTCAATTGTTATTACCCTTACAACAACAGATGTAGCAGATGCTACTAGTATTCCATATACAATTACAGGTGTTGATGCATCTGATATAGATATAGCACTAACAGGATCGTTTACTATAACTTCGAATACAGATACACTTGCAATAAATATTGCAGCAGATGCTACTACGGAAGGTTCTGAATCCTTAACATTAACATTAGACGGGTTAGGCGAAGATGTAAGTGTTGTAATCAATGATACTAGTATTACAGGCTCTCCTACATATCTACTAAGCTCTGGATCAACAACTGTTAATGAAGGCGATAGTATAAGTATTTTACTTAATACAACAAACGTATCAAACGGAACAACTATTCCGTATACTATTACAGGTATAGATGCATCAGATTTATCAAGTGGATCCATAACAGGTAACTTTACTGTTAGCAGTAATTTTGCATCATTGAGTTTTACGTTTGATGAAGATATTACTACAGAAGGTTCTGAAGTTATGAACCTAGCATTAGATAATGGTGAAGACGACATCGATATTACAATTAATGATACAAGTACTACACCAGGCGGCGCAGCAGAATCTTACTCACTTATTGCAAGTTCAAGTTCTCTCCAGGAAGGTGAGAAAACAACGTTTACACTTACTACAACAAATGTAGCCGATGCAACTAGCGTACCATACACAATCTCAGGTGTTAATTCAAGTGACTTGAATACTGGTCCAAGAGCTAGCGGCGCTGTAGGAAATACTGTAGGATATGGTAGTAACTTCTTTACTAGAGAAGTTAGGACAGCAGGTGTTAGATTAGTTAGTGCAGGCACAGTAGGTGGACAAACAGCAGTGCCAGATGCATTTATCGAAAAAGTAGCACGTATGTTCCAATTGTTTACTGATAGCGCAGGCGCAGGTATTAACGCAGGCAAACAAAATCAATTCATCGAAACACTGCTAGGTAATACAACATCTTATCACTCACCGAAACCAACTATACAACGAATTGCAAGAGGCGCAGGTGGCGACTATACACCAAACTTCTTAGACGATGCAGGTATACGTAGTTGGGGATTAGAGCCATTGTTTGATGAAACAGTGCAAAACGATATGGTATGGTACTTAAACAGTAGTGGTACTCCTGGAACAGGTGACGAAGATGCACAAGAAGTGATTGAACACGTCTTCCATACACTACATATGCATGGTCTAGATGCAGCAACATTAAAAATGTATCCTAGCATAAGTTCAGACTGGGCAACAAGTGATTTGTATAACGCAATGGCAGAAGCATTTGATGCAGGCAAATGGGATCCATCAGGATATCAAAGTCCATCAAATGCCTGGAAGACAGACGGCGATGCGTTTGAAGTAGCAGTCAAAGAATACTTGTACTTGCTAAACTTCTGTATGTTTGATTATTCAACTTTATGGGACGGCAATAGTCTTGCTCCTGAGTGGACAGATGATATGCGCACGCCAGCAGGTATACTAGCAAACAATCCGTTAGGCTATGCGTTGTTTAATACGCATATAGCAGATGTAATTAGTAAGCCATCACTCACAACTATTAGAAGTATATTCCAAGATGGTGATGTAGGCGATCCAACAGTCGCAGGCGCATCGGGATATAGTGCAGATGCACCAATTTCATTAACTGGCAACTTTATAGTTAGTTCAAACACTGCTACACTTGAAATCAACACAGCAAAAGATGGAACCACTGATGGTGATAAAACACTAGCAATTGCACTAGACAACGGTGAATCATCAACAAACGTTAGTATTACAGATTCAAGCCAAGCTGTTGGTCCAACTTACTATGCTTATCCAGCAGCCCAATCTATCGACGAAGGTAGTGCTTTAACAGTAAATGTTGTAACAACAGACATAGCAAATGCAACTACACTATACTGGAGTGTTACAAATGCAAGTGATTTTAGCACTTCAAGTGGTAACTTTACAATTACCAGCAATGCAGGATCATTTAGTGTAACACCGACAGCAGATGAAGGAACTGAGGGTGCAGAAAACTTCCAAGTACAAATTAGAACAGGAAGTACTAGTGGTACAATTGTTTATACAACTAATCCAATTACAATTAACGATACAAGTTTAACACCAACGGCTGATTATACAATTAACGTTACAAACGTAGGCGCAGGAGCATACACAATGGTTGGTACAGATCAAAACGGTGCAGTAAATGGAAATAATGTAAGTTTAACATTTAGTCAAGGCGATCTTATTGAATTCTCTGTTAATGCACCGGGACATCCTTTCTTAATCAAGACTGTTCAAGGTACAGGTAGCAGTAATCAAGCCTCAGGTGTAACAAACGCAGGAGCCATCTCAGGAACTGTAACCTGGAATACAACTGGATTGACTACAGGAACATACTATTATCAATGTCAAGCTCACGATGCAATGCACGGTGTAATAACTATAAACTAATATTACAAATTTTTGCTATTTGTTTTCTAAGATCTACAATTTGTGATCTAGTATTATCCATTAATGACGGAGTTATTCTAGATCCAATTTTTTGTGTATGACCTGTGTCTACATATTCGACTAATTCTAAAAGACTTGCAATCTTTCTTTGTGCTTCAATTTTTTTGTCGTTTGATAGATCTTGCATATGAATTTCAAACAATTTTAGTTCGTCTTTGAAAAACTGTGATTCTGATAGTTTAGGTAACATTTATATTCCTACATTATTACTAGGGTAAACAATAAATTTATCATCATCGTATATACCGTTATTAACTTCAGTAATTGAACTATTATCTGTAAGTGCTTCTAAACACACTGGCCTTAAAGGTTCAACTTCGAATACAGATCCTTCTTCTAGTTTTGATTCAAATACTTTACCATTACTTGTATCTATCCATTTTACAGAAAAATTTCCTGATGCAACAAACCAAGTTTTATGTGTCTTTTTTTGAAAAAATATATCAGTTTTACTTCCTGATTGAAGGAACATCATATGTTTAGCACCATAGCCTTCTGCTTTTGCCCATACTGCTTCAAATCCCCAAGGATGTTTCTCTACATTATCACTCACCTGTGCATCTCCAAACTTATATTTCCTGAAATTGTAATTCTATAATCGTCTGATGTGAAAAATGGATACACATTATGTATCATTTCAGCAGGGAAAAGACAGATAGTATTATTCCATTCTTTATCTACAGGCAATGATTCCTGCAATATATTTCCTAAACTATTAGTAAATTGAAATTCAAAGTGTCCAGCTAATGCATTATTTGCTTTTTTACCTGGACTATTTTGTTTTTCGTCTTCTATACTATATGGTATTTTGTGCCATATCACAAATGAATATACGCCGTTGTGATTATGTGTAGGATTAAATTCATATTTTTTTTGATAATTTACCCACAAACTTTCTAAAGTAAGTGCAGGACTTTTATCAACTAATAATCTTGATCTATTTTTTAAATAAGTAAAATGATTTTCATATTCTTCTACAAGCGGCATTAAAATTTTATACATTTCTTCTTGACACTTTTTATCATCTCCTAAATCAAATTCTCTTTCAATTTGTCCTATAAGTTGATAATTTACCGGAGTAGAAGTATCAAAATTATCTTGTATATCTTTAATTCGTTGGGATATATGAGACAGCTCACTATCTTGTAGTTTGTGTAAAATATATCCTATATTTCTAAATTGTTTTGTTTCCATTGCGGTTCTCTAATAATAAATCTAAAACTTCAAATACTGTCTGTAGTTTTTTTTGATTGACTCTATTGTTTAGTGTATTTCTTACACCGTCGTGTAATGGTTTGGGCCACTTTGTAAAACTAACCCAAGCATATCCATCATGTTCAAAATTTAGTTTTGGAATAAATTCGTCTTGTACTATACAAATATATGTATGATAATGAAATAGCTCATCATTAGATATAAAAGTTTCTAATGGCATAGTTTTTACTATTTCTGGCAGAAATCCTATTTCTTCTTCAACTTCTCTACGAAGACCTTCCCAAGGTGTTTCCTTATCTTCATTAGTACCTCCGACTAATCCCCATAGATTTTTTCTTTTACCATTATTTCTGTGTAAAAAAAGAAATCTTCGAGTGTCAAGAGAGTAGAATAAAGCACCACTACAGATTATTTGTTTCATAATAATAATTAGCCATAAAGGTCAATGCGCCAGGTGCCAACTGGATAATCGCCTTCAACACTTATTAGCCATTCGCCATTACTAAACCTGTATTGTATTCCTGTATTTAAATTAGTAATATAAGTTATTTGATCTGTTTCGCTAGCATCAAAAATTATATTCCATTTTGTACCAGTCCATTCTATTATATCATTAGCACTTGCTACTAATTGACTATTGTCTACATTTTTCCACGCTATTGCTGATTCTAGTGCATCTTCTCCACCGATATCATCTAAAAGTAGTATCCTAGTACCCGGAGTTTTAATATCAGAAGGATTACGTCTACGTGGATCAATTATATAATCTATACTAGTACGATCGCCGATATCACTGGAAATAATGTCATCGTCAGGAAAACTATCAACATCCCAGTTTACTATTAGTATTGTTTCATCTAATTCATTTAATGCAATTGTTCCAGTAAGAACTGCATCAGTGTCTAAACTTGTTAGGAATATTCTGCTAACGCCACCGGTATAAGTTCCTGGTAAATTTTCTGTTACTGAACGCCAACTTGTTGTACCGATAGAACCTCTACCGTATAACTGTGCTTGATTTCCTCTTATGTATACACCGTATTGTCCATCATTAACATCAGCTGAATGTTTTGCAATTTGTGTTTCAGCTGTTTCGCCAAACTCGCCTGTGAATCTGCCCGATGTTGCAACATCATCCCATCTGTTTAAAGTTGCTTGATCATTTCCTAAATCAATAGTACCCTGAGTTTCGTCAAACATACTTGTAATAATATTAGTTATAGCACCTAAACGTTTTACTTTAGCCGGAGTGCTAATATAAATCGGAGTTGTAAATGTAAGTGTTGCTACATCAATTTCACTATCTACACCTACCGGAATGCTTCTATTTGTCCATTGTATGTTATCAAGATTTATAACAGTTAAACTTGTCCAGTCAACATAATTGTCAGTAGTTTGTATTTCAAGACTCGGCGTAAAAAATACTAAAATTTGTTCTAATATTTGTAATTTTTGATCTGTACTACTTGCCCAGATATCTGCATTAACTCGCAGCAAATAAGGCATAGGCATAAGTTTTTCTACAGTATAGTTTTTACCTTGATAGTTAAGATATTGATTATTGTCTTCATCATATGCACGTTCTACAATGTTTGTTTTTTTAATAAAACTAGGATCTTGTATTCTATCTCTTTCTAATTCTAAACCTGTAACATAAACACTCATTCGCGGCGCACTAGGCAATTTATTTTCGCTATTTTCTCTAATTATATTAGCCACTTGTCTAGTAAGATCGCCATACATTACTGGTATTTCTTTTAGTCCGCCTTTTCCGTCTTGCACAGAAAAATTACTTAGCATACGTATAATTTGACTAATATATCGTCTTACTTGTCCGTCATAAAAATATAGCATTAATTATCTGCCCTAGGTTTTAGTGCTTTAGATATACTTTGTCTTTCTTCGACAGTTTCTCCAGCAATCTCGCTACTATTAGTGTTATTTACAAATGAATGTCTTTGTGTTACTCGATCAAGAGTGTTAGTTAATGTCATTCTAACATTATCTTCAACTTTTATCCATTTATTTCCGTCATATCTAAATAATCTATTAGGTAAAAAGTCAGTACGCAAGAAATAGTCGCCGTCATAATTTACTCTAGGAAATTGTATTCCTGCACCATACGGAGCACCATTTGGAGTATTATTACCAACTAAGTATCCATTGTATGCACTTCTTTCAGGATTTGCAGAAATTTCGTCTGTTGTGTTAGTAATATTACTTGCATCTATATCTGTTTGATCTGCTGTTTCAAGATCAATTGTTCCATCTTCGTTATATGCCATGGTGTAAAAGTGCGTAGTATCATAGCCACTTAATGGTGCATCTGCTTCGGCTTGTTGCACTACTGCATTATTAATTTGCATTTCTTTTTCATATGTTGATAATACGTCTCTTAGTGTTGTATCGTTTGTTTCACTAACTGGTAAATCTAAAATTTCGGCATATTCTCTACCGTCGTATATTTGTTTTAATTTTAATCTATATAGGTGCGGATACCAAGTCTGTGAAAATCCTTCAGCAGCTCGAGTAATATCTTCGATAACATAAAAGCGTTTTAATGCAACATCATAATCGTTTAATGCATACTCATCTTTTAAATGTGGTAATTCTATAACATCTCCGCTTAAAGGTTTTCTACCTAAAGTTTTTACAATACTTCTAATATGTACAGTCATGAATAATGTATCATTACTTAAAAATAATCCAAATTGACTTAAATCAAAATCAATATCTTGAACATTATATATAGCTCTATGACTATATACATCTTTTTCGTATTTTCTATCTCTATTTTCTAAAAATAGCAAATCTTGTATATTAGTTTCATTTACAGCATCGTATTGCGGTTGCGCAGCCGTTGCTTCATCTTCTTCAGGATTTACTGGTCCTAAATATTTGTGTATATTAATATCAGTTCCGCCAATATGAAACATTTCTTCAATCTGACGATCGAGAAATTCATAATCATTGCCACGTTCTGGTTTGTATAGTGATAAGCGAGGGATAGCCGTTCTCCTATTGTTATACATATTTATCGTAACGAATAAATACTATTGGAGAACTTCATATGACACTAGCAACACAAAAACAAGAAATATTTGATTATGTAAACGCATTCCTCGGCGGCGGAATGGTCGATGTTGAATTAGACCCGATACATTATCAAACAGCGTTAACAAAGGCGCTAACAAGATATCGTATGCGCAGTGATTATAGTGTAGAAGAATCGTATATGTTTATGCCAACAGTAATAGATCAAAACGAATATATTTTACCTAATGAAGTAATGGAAGTTAGACAAATTTTTCGCAGATCAATAGGATCAAGATCCGGAGGCGGCGGAGGCGGCACACTGTTTGAACCATTTAATCTTGCTTATACAAACACTTATTTGTTATCAGGTTCTAAAATGGGCGGACTAGCAACATATGATATGTTTAGTCAGTATCAAGAACTAGTAGGCAGAATGTTTGGTAGTTTTATAGAATTCCAGTGGAATTCAACTACAAAGAAATTGACAATATTACAAAGGCCGCGCTCTGAAGAGGATCTTTTATTAATGGTATACAATTATCGTCCAGATGAAGAATTACTAAAAGATTACTTAGCTGTACAATGGATTAAAGATTATACTCTTGCAAGTTGTAAATATATGCTAGGCGAAGCACGTTCAAAGTTTGCTACTATTGCAGGTCCACAAGGTGGATCAACACTAAACGGTGACTCACTCAAAGCAGAGGCACAAACTGAGATGGATAAGCTAGAACAAGAAGTATCATTAGCTGTTGCCGGCGGCACAGGATATGGCTTCACTATAGGTTAAAGGTCGTTATCATGTATATGCAATTGTATTAGTGCATAATGTAAAACTTTCATTAAGTCCTTTCTTGCATCATCCTTAGAACCCTTTTTGCCGTAACGATTAGAATACTTGTCAACATTGCCCATACAAAAACCTGTACCATGACCTCGTTCAATAATTACTTCAGTTGACTGAAATTTATTAGTAGCATAATGACCTTGATATGTACTATCAATATATGCTTGAAACTCTTCAATAAGTGCTTTTTCATTAAACTTGTAATCAATCGACATGCCGTACTCCTATTAATGCCTTATCATTACAATAATAATAACATAAAGTAAGTTAAATGTCAACCTAAAAATCTGGAGTAAGATCTCCTTGTTTCCACATTGATCCTTCTTTTTGTAAAATACGTTGACAATTTGCACATATAGTTTTTAGGTTACTAGGTCTAGAATTTTCTAAATGTCCATCTATATGAAAAACATCAAATTGTTCTTGATACTTAGATTTAAATCCACACTTTTCACAATAATCTTTTTTAATATAGCCTGCAATTTGCCATCTCGGAAGACCGTGTCCAATACTTCCGTGCTTAACACATATCTCGCATTTTTTTCTATAGTATACTTTATTACCTTTACGGTAATTAATTGCTGCTGGTCTTTGCTTACAAATACATAATGGTCTCATAACTTTATTTATCGCACCTTTTTTGCCCCTTTTTTGTATGGTTTAATAGGTGAATTTAAAATAAATCTACTAAATACAATAAGAACACTACCCAATAGGAGAAAGAAAAAATGGCATTAACATCACCAGGTGTAGAAGTACAAGTCATAGACGAGAGTTTTTATACTCCGGCAGCTGCTGGTACTGTACCTATGATATTTGTAGCTTCTGCTGAAAATAAACTAAACGGCGGAGGCTCAGAGTTAGCAGCAGGAACACTAGCAGCAAATGCTGGAACACCATACTTAGTTACTTCACAAAGAGAATTAGTTGAATTATTTGGTACTCCAACATTTTATACTGATACTAACAATAATCCGATTCATGCAGGAGAACTAAATGAATACGGACTACAAACTGCATATTCGTTATTAGGAGTTACTAATCGTGTATATGTATGTAGAGCAGATCTTGATTTAGGAAAACTAACAGCAAGTGCAACTGCACCAGGAGGCGAACCAGCAGCAGGCGCATACTGGTTTGATGTACAATCTACAGACTTTGGAATTCAAGAATGGAATGGCGCAGCTATTAATTCAGCTGGCGGACAAAGTTTTAATACTATAATACCTATTGTTTTAACTCCAAATGATGTTAATAGAACAGTAGGCGAAAGTTTATCATCACCGGGAGCACCTAAAGCAAGTGTAGGTGCAATAGGCGATTATTGCATTGTAGCCATTACCACTATGAATAGAGCATACTATAAAAATAATAGCGGAACTTGGGTAGAAGTTGGGTCAGATGCATGGAAGTCTAGTCATTATACAGTAAGAGGGTCGTTGCAAAATCCAACAGTTACACCTAGTAATACAGTTATTATTGACGGCGCAGTAGCAATTACATTAAGTGGTGCATCGGCAGCATTAGCAGCAGTGGATATTAATGATGCAGGTATTTCAGGAGTATCGGCAGCAGTTGTAGATAGTGCATTAGAAATATATACAACAAACGACAGCTTAGTAATAGGCGCAGGAACAGCAAATGCAGAACTTGGGCTAGTAGCAGGCACTTATTATTCACCTAAAATTGCTGTTGCTGATCATACAAGTGTACCTGCATTTAAAGCAGTAGATGTTAACCCAAGACCAACTGGTTCAATTTGGTTTAAAACAACAGAACCAAATGGCGGTATTGATCTACGTATAAAAAATTATAACGCTGAAACTAATTTATGGGAAAGAATAACTGTTCCTGCTTTTCAAACTAGTTCAGCAGCACTATATGGATTAGACAGAGCAGGTGGCGGGTCAAATCTTGTAACAGGCGATCTTTATGCAAAAGTAAATATTGAAGAAGATACTAATCCGAAAGTTAACTTTAAATTTTATCGTAGAAATTCTAACGGTGCTACATCTATTAAAAGTCCTAAAATTACAACTGGATTAACAAATTTAGTTGCATATGACTTTGCAATTGCTGAAACAAAAACAAATTCAAATGTATTTGCTGCACCAGTAACTGTTAGTTTTACAGCAGCAGGCGCATCAGGTGATGCAGATACAATTGCAGGCGCAATTAACGCAGCAGGTTTAACAAATATTGTAGCAAGTGTTGATAGTCAAAATAGAATTGCTATTGAACATAAAACAGGTGGTGATTTTTATCTTTACGATATCGACGGGGCATTAGCTTTAACAGGATTTGCTGTATTTGAAGCAGGTAATACTGCAACTACATCAAACTTGTATAATGCACCAACACAAATTACTACAGACGCACCGACACTACTAGGTGAAGGCAGCGTTGCTAATGTATTTTTAGCTTCAAACTGGAAAGTATTAAACTATACTCCAGCAGTTGATGCACCATTAAGCTTAACAGCAGACGGTGAAGTTTGGTACAATTCAGTAGTAGACGAAGTTGATATGATGATACACGACGGTGCAAACTGGATAGGGTATTTAAATTATGATCACGGAAATGGTACTGGTGATACAGATCCAAATGGACCTATAGTGTCAGCTAGTGAACCTACTGAAAATTCACAATCAAATCCATTACAAGATGGCGATATTTGGATTGCAACTGGCGACATTGAAGAGTACGGAACTGTATACAAATATAACGAAGCGTTAAGTTCGTGGGTGTTAGTAGATAAAACAGATCAAACAACTGAAAATGGTATACTATTTGCAGACGCACGTTGGGGCGCAGCAGGATCAGAAAGTGATGCAGCAGAAATCACAGATTTATTAGAAAGTAACTATGTAGATCCTGATTGTCCAGATCCGGCACTATATCCAAAAGGTATGTTGCTATGGAACACACGTAGAAGCGGATTTAACGTTAAGCGTTTTGAGCGCAACTACATAGATACATCGGGTGATAACGAGCAATATACAGTTGATAGCGGCGATGAATTTGATGCTAATGGTACTGCACAATCAATGGATGCATATTATCCACACCGTTGGGTAACACTAAGTGGTAACAATGCAGACGGTTCGGGTACATTTGGTAGACTTGCACAACGTAAATCAGTTGTACAGTCATTGCAAGCAACTGTTAACGGTAACCAAGATATCCGCGACGAAGAAGCAAGAAGATTTAACTTAATGGCGTGTCCAGGATATCCGGAATTAATCGGAGAATTGATTACACTTAATTACGACAGACGCTTAACAGGATTTGTTGTAGGTGATTCCCCTGCAAGATTAACACCAGATGCAACATCTTTGAATAACTGGGCATCAAATGTTCGTTCGGCAGTAGAAGATAATGATAATGGTGCTGTGAGCTTTGATGAATATTTAGGTATGTATTATCCATGGGGATTCACAAGTGATAATAACGGTAATAACGTTGTTGTTCCACCGAGTCATATGGCTCTACGCACAATGATAATAAATGATCAGGTTGCTTATCCATGGTTTGCACCAGCTGGTACAAGACGTGGCGGAGTTACAAATGCAACAAGTTCAGGATATGTAAATTCTGAAGGAGAGTTTGTAAGTATTTCTCTTAATACAGGACAAAGAGATACATTATACGAAAATAATATTAATCCAATTACATTTATTAGTGGAGCAGGATTAGTTGTATTTGGTCAAAAAACTAGAGCAAGAAATGCAAGCGCTCTTGACAGAGTTAATGTAGCAAGATTGATTGTTTATATGAGAACACAGCTTGAACTATTAGCAAGACCTTACTTGTTTGAACCGAATGACAGAATCACAAGAGATCAAGTCAAATCAGCAGCTGATGCATTTTGTTTAGAATTAGTTAGCTTACGTGCATTGTATGATTTCATTACAGTATGTGATGATTCAAATAATACACCAGCTAGAATTGATCGTAACGAGCTTTGGTTAGATATAGCAATTGAACCAGTAAAAGCAATTGAATTTATTTACATTCCGTTGCGTATTAAAAACACAGGCGAAATTGCTGCATTAGGAGGTTAATAATTAGGCCCTAGGGCCTGATTACTAAAAAGAGCTAAATATATGTATCAAAGAGAGGATAAAATATGCCACTAACATCATTAAGAAATATTTCGGTTCCGATCGACGATGGCCAAAGAAACGGTACATTGTTAATGCCGAAATTGCAATACAGATTTCGAGTTGTATTACAAAATTTTGGTATTGACGGAGGACTACTAACTGAAGTAACAAAACAGGTTGTAGACGTTACTCGTCCAACAGTTAATTTCGAAACAATTACACTAGATGTGTATAACTCAAGATCATACCTAGCAGGTAAACATTCTTGGGATCCGATTACACTTACATTACGTGACGATGTAAATAATAATATAAGTAAAGTAACCGGACAACAGTTACAGAAACAATTTGACTTTTATGAACAAGCAAGTGCAGTTTCTGGAGCAAGTTATAAATTTGAAACAAAAATTCAAATATTAGACGGCGGCAACGGCGGAGACGCAACGTCTCCGACTGTATTAGAACAATGGAATCTAGTAGGTTGCTATTTAGAATCAGCTAATTATAATTCATTAGCATATAGTGCATCGACTGATCCAGTTACTGTTACATTAAGTATAAGATACGATAATGCAGTACAAACAGATCAAGACGGAACTACTAGAAATAATGGCGTAGGCGAACCTGTTAATAGACCAAGCGGTGACACATCAACAGGACCTGGAGTACTAGTTACAGGTAACCAGTCAGTTCAAGGTTAATTATTATATAGTGGCATAACTATAAAATAGAGAGCTTTTGCTCTCTATTTTTTTATGTGCGTATATAATTAATTATAATAAATACTTTATAAGGAGATTCATTGTGTCGTCAATTCTTTTACGAGATGCTCAGCATGCCCATAATTTATATACACAACAGAGGCTTGATTTTTCTCCGAAGGTTAAGTATCTATATCATTGCTATTTTGACCTAACACCTGAAGCAAGATTTAAGTCTCCTATTTCTTCTTTTAAAAATAATTTAATAAATGTATTAGTTAAAAGTTTAAATTTACCTTCATATACATCACAGATTTCTACGGTGCAACAGTATAATAGAAAAAAGAATATTCAAACACGAATAGACTACGAACCTGTAACTTTTACATTTCACGACGATATGGCAGGACACACAAAAGACTTATTAAAAGAATATTACAATTTTTATTATAGAGACGGTAAGAAAAATTCTGGATTTGATTATGATCCACTAGATAAGTTTGCAAACAGTGTTCCTAGCTACGGGTTAGATAATAACTTTAATACGCCCTTTTTTAAAGAAATTAAAATTTTTCAATTAGCAAAACAAGAATGGAATAGTTATACATTAATTAATCCAGTAGTGCAAAACTGGCAACATAGTGATTTAGATTATAGTGACGCCTCAGGTATTACTGAAAATCAATTAACAGTAATGTACGAATCGGTATTATATGATAGCGGATATGTAAATGATTTTGACACGCCAAAAGGATTTACTGCACCAGAAACTGGATACGATAATACACCTAGTCCTGTCAGTGATAAACTAGAACAATTTTATGCTAATCAACCTAGACCTTTTAGACACACATCAAATAATTTTGGTTATCCTACTAATCCATTATTAGGTAGAAATTCCAGCGGTGCTCCTACATTAGGAGCAATAATAGCTGATTCGGTATTGAGTACTGGCGGCATAAGTAATCTTAGATTTCCAGGTGCACCAGAAGCTGACCTTGTTATAAGAATTGCAAATACTGTTAGAGATGTAAATAACGATCCTAATGTACTTGCTGATAGAATATTAAACAATCCTGCTGCTTTAAATAGTTTGGTTAAAGTTGCTTTAGGCACAGGTTCATTTAGTGATTCGTATAATAGTAGAAATTTTCAACAGTATGACACGTTAGAAGGCGCAACTCAACAAGCAATACAAAAAGAAGTTATTGGAAAATTAGTAGGCGGCGATAGAAAAATTGTAAATCTAGCAAACGCAGTTGTAAATGCTATAAAATAGGAGAAATTTATTGTCACAGTTACCAAATACGTTAAGTCCAGACAGCGCCACAAAAGTTAAACGATTTTTTGACAAATTTTATCAACCAACAGCAGCATTTAGTGCAGCCGATATCGATGCAGTAATTGGTTATTTTTTGAAAAGAGGCTTTGAAGAAGTTAGTGCAACTTCAACTGCTAATACATTATTAGCACAAGCAAGAACTGATAAAATTTCTGTACAAAAACTATTAGACACTTTAGACGGCGTTAATGATGTACAACTTAATAATGTTATAGGACAAATACTTAATAACAGCAGAGATAAAACTAGTCAGTTAGGTTTTAAAACTAACATTGAAGGTTTGAGACTCGAGGCTAGAAATATTATTATCTAATGGGACGTTTTGCTCAAGGTAAATATAATCTAAAAAATCCACAAAAGTATGTAGGTACAAAAACACCTACATACAGATCAGGATGGGAATTTACATTTATGAAAATGTGTGACGATCATCCTGCTATATTACAATGGGCTAGTGAAGCAATACGTATACCTTATAGAAATCCACTTACCGGTAAGCAAACTATATATGTTCCAGATTTTTTTATAGTTTATTCAGACAAAGGCACGAAGCAGCGTGTAGAATTAATCGAAGTTAAACCTGCCAATCAAGCAATGCGAGAAAGATTAGGCAGAAGTAAACACAATCAAGCACATTATGTAATAAATCAAGCTAAATGGGAAGCTGCAAGAGCATGGTGTAAACAAAAAGGAATAATATTCCGTATTGTTACTGAAGATGATATTTTCCACAATGGTCGTAAAAGATAAATAATAGTAGCATATAATGGATAGGACCCATGACTAAAAAATTAGAAGACCTTTTAAACTTACCTGATTCTAAAGAAATTATAGATCAAGCAGAAGATCAAGAAAAAGAACAAAAGGCATACGAAATTGAACAAGCAGAAACTTTTAGAGACATAGCCGAGTTTGATAAAATTACTGCGGCGCTACCGAGTGTAAAAGGTCTAGGCGAAGCAGCTGACAAAGAACTTAATGAAGTAGCAGATAAAGCAATGCAAGCATATGAAGATCTAATGGATTTAGGCATGAATGTTGAAAGTCGTTACAGCGGTCGTGTATTTGAAGTTGCAGGCGGAATGCTTAAAACAGGATTAGATGCTAAAGTTGCAAAATTAGACAAAAAATTAAAAATGGTTGAACTACAACTTAAAAAAGAAAAAATGGATAAAGATAGTAATAAAAATGACGACTCTATCATTAACGGCGAAGGCTATGTAGTTACTGATAGAAATAGTCTTTTAGAACGACTTAAAGGCTTAGATAAAGATAAATAATACATAGACAACAGGATCAATGCGCAATGAGATCATTTACAGAAATACTTACCGAGTCTAAAAAGACTTATGAATTTAAAATAGGAGTTGCTGGAGACTGTCCAGACGACTGTGTAGATAATTTAGAAACTGCTCTAAAGAAATTTAGTGTGATAAACATGACATCGGGTAAAAAGACACCAATACAAGAACGTCCACTAGACTTCCCACAGTTACAAAATATGGAAGTTACATATTTTGAAGCAGAAGTTGAATATCCGACAACTAGTCAAGTACTACAAGAATATTTAGGTAAGTGTTGCGGCATTGACCAGGCATATATTATTGTACGCAATATGAATGATCCTAGAGAAGAATATCAAAAATCAAAAGACACTGCGCCTTATGAAACTATGTTAACTAAGGAAGACATGGGCGGCGAAACTGCACAAGAAGATGTTGCAGGAAGTCGTGTAATGAGTTTGTTAAAAGAATTAGAAACTGCTCGCAAAGAAAATGAACACAGCGGTGCTGAAGGTGCACCAGTTGGAGAGTCATCGGACATTGGCGATGTAGAAAATACTAAAGCAGTTGTAGGAGGCTGAAATTATGGATATGAAAAAAATATTAGAAAATATGGATTCGGCCGCAACAGGCGATAAGCCGTCAGTAGCAGGATCAAATGTTAACGATATGAAAACTATTTTAGAGTCAATTCAAGCAGTAGATGAATGTGGATCAATGGTTGATGAAGGACCTATGCCTGCAATGCCTGCACCAGAGATGGACAAAGACAATCCTGTAACAGTAAATGTTAACATGAATGCAAGTGGTAAAGAACATGTTGCTGATTTGTTAGACATGATGAAAAACGCAGGACTAGGTGCAGCAGAGCCAGTTAGTGCTAAAACACTTTCACCACGTATGGACATGGAACGTTTATCGGCAATGATGGGCGAGCCAGGCGACGAAGATACAGACGAAGCATACTCTCCAGGTGATGAAAACGCAGAAGGTATGGTAAGCAACTGTTGCAGTGCTCCTGTTCAAGATGAGCGTAATGGAACTGGCAGATGTAGTGCTTGCGGCGAAGGTTGTGAAGCTGTTGCAGAAGAAGCAGTTGAAGAAGGCGACTATGCTAACGAACCAGATGAGAAGTATGATGATCACGAAGTAATGATTAAAGATTTAAGTGGTGGCATCAACCGCGAAAAGAAATCATACAAAGCGGCACAACGTGGCGATAATGCAATGGCTGTTGAATCTATTAAAGCAACACTAATGGCAGCACT